CTGCCTGTAACATAAATCCCTGTACTTGTTGTTTCTAGTTTTTTTGAGTCATTATTATAAAGTTCTACATTTCCATTACTTGTAGCTTTTATCATATTTTCTCCAGTCCTAGAATTTAATTGAAAAAAGCCAGTTTCAATAAATATTCTGTTTGAATTTATTATTGCACCACCTTGTCCTGATTCAAGAGTAGAGTCGTAATAAAGTTGAAAAGCATTTGAAGTACCTAACCTTATTCTTTCATCGTCGTCTAGATTTATATTACCATTAAAAACTGCATCGCTTGTAACAGTAAAATCATTACTAAATGTTTTTTCTCCAGCAATAGATTGATTTCCAGTAGTCATTACTGCTCCTGCTGCCAATACATTAGTAGCATCAGTTACATCAGCACTTGCTTCAATACCATTTAATTTAGTTTCATCAGCATCAGTAAAAGCATTAGTGTTTGAATTACTTTCATAAGCAGTTTTAATTTGAGCAGCAGTCTGGTCAGTAGTTGCTCCTGCTTCGATACCATCTAGCTTAGCTCCATCTGTAGCAATATCTCTGCCATCTACTGTTCCTGAAAGTATTATGTTTCCTTCAAACGTGGCATCTTGTGAAGTGTCTATTGTTAATGCAGTACCTCCGTTTTGTAAAAACTTTAATGTGTTATTTGTATTACTACCAATTACAACTTCAGAACTACTAGCATAGAATATACCCTGTACATTATTTGTTGTGTTTTGAATAGACAACATTGGAACTCCAGAACCAGAAATAACAACATTTCCTGAAAAATTTGCACCTGTACTAGATATAGTACCTCCTATAAAATTACCCTCTAAATTAGCAATTAAAGTAGCTACAGCATATCCTGTTCCACTTGTGTTTACTGTTGTAGTAGGTTCTTCTTGTAAGTCTTTAAATAAATGAAATTTAGTGTCTGAAGCACTTCTATAAAGTCCAGCATATAAATCCTGAGATCCGGAAGTATCATATAAGCCATAAAAACCAAGATCAACAAGATCAGAAGTATTGTTGTCATTACCAACTATAATCAATGGATCCTTGACACTTAATGTGTCAGTATCCACTGTAGTAGTAGTCCCTTCAACAAGTAAATTACCTGTAACTGTTAAATCTCCTCCTATTTTAGAATTACCAGAAACCTGGAATGTAGTAGTAGGTGAAACACCTATACCTATTCTACTTGTTGATATATATAAAGGTGTATTATTTCCTACACCATCCGTAATTTGTTTAGCACTAGATGTTATGATGCCATTATCAGTTGCTTTTAATAGCGAGTCATAAGTATCAGATATTCTAGTTCCTGTTAAAGTCGTTCCCATAAATATCTATTTATTGTTATTGTTTTGTTTATTAAGTATTTTATTAATAAATACTTTTAATTTAACTACATTCTCCTGTTTAGGTTTATAAGTATTTTTCTTACTTATCATAAAACCCAACCATTAAAGTTTTCATTCTTATCAGGATACATTCCGTCTTCATTGATATCGTTGTATTCCGGATATGAATTATTATTATTGTCCATATAATCTAAAAACCTTCTGACATAAAATTCTGCCTTATCTCTAGAGCTATCTACTAAAGATTTAATTTCTTGCATCGAAGGAGTCTCTGAAGACTCACTTCGATGTCTAAAGACACCTCCGTTACTAACTTGATATGAAGCAAACATATAATAGTCACTTTGTGCAAACCAGATTAGCATTGGTGTTAAGTAGTCGTTTAGGAGTGTTTTATATACCGCATTACCAGCATCATCAATAGTGTCATTTACTATTAATGAAGATATCTTGTCGTATAATTTAGTTCCTAGATAATTTTGAATATGAATGTCCTGAGCTACTTCAATAAACTGAATGAATTTATCAGCATCTACAGCACCTCCAATTATGGATTTTCTTCTTAAATCATCAGTCGTTATGAATAGTGCTTTCATCTTTTTTCTTTTTAAATATTGATTTAACTCTTTCTATTGCAGATAATTTTTCTCCAGTTTCTTCCTCTCTCTTAATCTTAGTTTCAATGTTATCAAGTTCAGTAAACTCAATTGGTTGAAGAGTAACAAAATAAAGATTTAAGTATATACCGTTGAATTCTAAAAGCTTATTAAAGCACTCTAAGAGCTGTTCTTGGAACGGTCTAATAACTATGTTGTCCATAAGCACAGAAGCTGTTCTAAGCTCTTCTGCGTTATTACCAAAGCCTGTATTATCTTTAATACCAAGTAGTATTGGTGATACAATTCTATGGCCAAGCATTATTTTCTCTCTAGCTTCATCTGCTAAGAATTGATATTGTGCGTGTGCATCTGGTAAATGTATTGGTTCTATATCTGCTTTTCTTTCTGGATCCTCATTAAACGCCAATATAAATTTACCTGAATTAGAAGTCCCTCCGAATTTATCCTGGATCTTGTTTTCTATTAATTGCTGAGCTTCTTCATCAGGAACACCATTATTAAAGTTAATAAGTAAACTTGGCTGTAGACCATTTTTAATGTTATTAATATGATAATTAGATACTTCTTCTTCTAAAGAAGAGTATTGTAGTGATCCGTGATAGTCGACTGGAGCATAGTAATAAAAGCCAGATCTATAAGGTTTAATAACGTAAAGCTCTCTGTATTCGCTTTTACTTCCGTATCCAAAAGCAGGAATCCTTTTAGGTTCATCACTTGTTTTCATATCAGCCCATTTAGGATGATAGTAATAAGCTTTTATTTTTCCTTTATCTGCTTTTTCGGCTCTAATCGTTTCCATTGGGAAATGAGTAACACTAGTTATAGATGTTTTGGATTTATTATAAACAATTTGCATTGCAGCTTGTCCAAGCAATTTATAATCGTTTACAACTCTCTTGACCTGATCTCCTTTTATAAGATCTTTCATCCTAGCATACATCTCAGGCTTTTCCTGGTTATCTGTAGCATCTATACCTCTTCCGTAGATCATATCTACGATACCATTTATACAACAGGAATTTGTTGGACTACTTAAGTAAAGGTTTATTAAGTTGTCAAAATAATCATTGTTTTCTCCATAGGCAACCCAGTCTTTACTATAATGCTCTTTTATCTCTGGTGTAGTATAGCCCTGTAGATTAACAACTCTAATATTATTTTTATATGTTTTCTTTTTACTCATATTATATTGTTATATATTTCTGTCCGGAAGGTGAAGCAGTATGTTCATCGTACTTACCTGTGTTTAATGTATGAGGAATAGTTCTATTTGTTTGAGCTGTACAATATGCTTTGTCTCTGTATAATAGATTTCCTGATCTTGTTACTTCTATATAATACATTTTACTCTCAGACAAGATACTGAATGTACAAGGTATTTCTATAAAGTTACCGCTATAAGTAGCAGTTAAACTTGTTAGTGTTTCTGTTTTTCTAGTACCGTCTTCAGTTATTTTCAATTGAACATTACTATCTTCTAAATAAGATCTAGGTATAATCTTAATTGTTTGTGAAGTCGATACTGGTAATAGTATTATCATATATAGATAATCAAAAAAAACCTATTTTGTTTTAAATAAAAAAGCCCCACTAAAAAGTGAGGCTTTTATACAAATCAAGAAATTATTAATTTCCTCCTCCAGGTATTCCTGATGGATCGTCATCAACATCTACATCAGTAGCAACTCCAGGTACAATAGTAATTGTACTTGCGTCTCCTAAAGTTAATTGAGTATCTGTTTCAGCAGTAACAGAAATAAAGTTAGCAGGTTGTCTTTCTTGTCCAGATAAAGTTAAGTTATATCCGCTTAAATCACCCATTGCAGATCCAGTAGAAATAGTTCCACCAGTTACATCAGCTCCGTGTTCATTACCTACATAAAAGTAGTTATCATTATTATCTTTTACAATAATGTGTGGTCTTCCAAAAGACAACAATTTAATTTCTTTGTGGTCTTTTAATGTTAATTTAGGTAAAACTAATGTTAGAACTTGCTCAAAAAACGTTCCTCCTGTATCGGTAGAAGAATTAATTGTTTGTTCTAAATTAGAATTGCCTTTAAGATCGTATCTGTAAGCAGAAAGTCCAGATCCAAGTCCATCAATTTCATCAGTGTTTGTACTATCATAAGCAACGTCAGTTGTACCATAGTTAATGAAATAAACGGCTTTTATACCTCCTACTGAGTCTTTACACGGTCTTTGTCTTCCTTGTGTTAAATCGCAACTCATAATATTATTTTTTTATATTAAAAAGGCGGCGCTAGCCGCCCTTTTGTTAAACATCTATTTTATTTATTAAGCGTTTACTCTGTAAACGATATCAGATCCAATTCCGTATTGAACTCCACTTGTAAATCTCATAATTACTCTTACATTTTGAGATCCATCTAAGTCAGACATATCGATAACTTTCACTTCGTTGTGGTCAGATAATAATCCTGTTCCGAAGAATAAGTTAGATTTTTCAGCAGCAACAGCAGTATCATCAGCTAATCCATTAGCAACAAATAATTTAACACCATCAAAAGAAAGTGATCCGTTATTCCACCATTGAGTTCCTTGAGAATTTACACCGTTTGCACCTAATCCAGAAGCACCAAATCCACCTAAAGATCTTACATAAGCTCTAGCGATGTTTTGAGATACATATACATACATATCTTCTTTTCCATATAATGAAGATGGAATTGCATCTACGATAGAACCTAATTCAGCGATTACGTTAGCAGAAGTAATTGCAGATCCAGTTACATCAATAACATCAGAATCAGCAGCTAATAAAGTAGAGAAACCATCAAATTCACCAGCAGTAGCATCAGTACCGCTCCAGATGTTTTGCTCAGTTTTCTCAGCAACTTTAGAAGCAACGTGAGAGATTAAGAAGTCACTAAATTTAGGAGGTAATTTATCAAATGAAGAATATCCCATTTGAATAGCTTCCCAGTCTGAACGGAAGTCTTTCTTACATAGCTCTATGTTAACTTGGAATTCTTCTGGTTGAAGGATTCTTTCAGTTAATGTGATTGTGCCTGTATCAGCAAAGTCACAAGAAGCGTTAGCAATTAGTCCACTAGAAGAAACTTTTTTCATTACTTCTTTGAACTTTACGTTTGGTTTTACTGTAATTCCACCATTGTCTATAGTAGAACCAGATAATAATGCAGCAGAGATATACTTTCCAGCAAACTCTCCAGCATAAGTACTTGTAATTGAAGTTGTAGTAGCCATTTTTTATTATTTATTTATTTATTAATATTTATGATATTTTATTTAAAACCCTATCCATTATAGTTTGAGGTCTCTTTTGAGCATAAAGATTTAAGCTCTTTTTTTCTACAGAAGATTCTGGATCGTGAGCAATAGGCTCAACAGCAGGTTCTTGAGAAGATAATTGTTCTGGAACTTCGTTCATTTCTGCTTCGCCTTTAAGGTTTTCTATTAAAGCTTTCATTTCTGCCATAGCTTTTTCTAGATCTTCTTTAGTAGCATACTTGTCCATTGGATCTTCTTTTACCTCTTCGATAATTTCATCCTCTTCTAATTTTTTCTTATCATCATAAGAAGCTTCAACTTCATCAGATAATTCTGTTTCTGATTCAACCGCTTCTACTTCTTTGATTTCTTCACTTAGAACAACTTCTTGTTCTTTTACTTCTATTTCAGAAGTTTCATTTTTAGCTTCCATTTCTGGAGCTTTAGAGATGACTTCTTCACTTAGAAGTACATTTTTGAATTTCTCTACTATTTCACTTGCTTTCATAATAAAATTTTATATATAGTTAATTAATTAGTTATCTATCTGTTGTATTTTTGGTTAGTTAGCAGCAGTACAAGCATCACAATCATTATATAAGGTTGCTGACTCTATATGATGTTCTCCGCTAGCAGAAACATTGAGTACAGTATAACAATTACTGTGTCCTGAGTTCTCAAACTCTAAGTAGTACACGTTACCAACTACAAGTTGAGTATCGTGTAAATGTATCTCTTTATGCATTGAATGACCACATCTTTGTACCCTATAATAATACTCATCTCCAGAAGGACTTTCTCCTTTTATTTTGCCTATTCCTTGAGCCTGTAATGAACCATCACAACACTTTGTTGAATAAGTTCCGTTAGCACATAAACATCCCCTTCTGTTTGATCTTGGAGTTGCATTTCCAGGAGTTTTAAATCTTCTTGCCATAAATTATTATTTTATAGGTA